GAATATTTAAACCAAGACATGCTAACAAGGTTTAAAGAGACAGCACATAAATATGGGCTATCTCCAAAACAAGCTCAAGGTGTTCTTGACCATTATCAAGAAATAACTAATCAAGTTAATGTTGATAATGAAAATTCAGTAATGTTGACTCAACAAGAAAATGAAAGATCACTGAGAGAAGAATGGGGAAGAAGTTATGATGAAAATATTAACAAAGCATCATCACTTGCTAAAACATTCCTGGGTGAAGAAATATTGACAACCAAACTAGCTGATGGATCTAACCTTGGAGACAGTGCGGATTTAATTCGTGGATTAACAAAAATTGCTAATCTTGTCTCAGAAGATAAATTAGTTGGAGATAAAACATCAACTGTTGATACGGCTAATATTCAAAGTCAAATTAATACATTGACTGAATCAGGCGGTGCTTATTGGAACAAGATGGATCCAAACCACCAATCAACTGTAGATAAAGTTTTAGCCTTGAGGGAAATGCTCTCAAGCTGATATTTGAACAACCGAGAGATCGGCTCAAGATGACAACAGGGAAAGACCGTCACCTATCAGGTGTAAAATGAAAGCCAACCCTGAAAAGGATAATTGACTGTAATTTTTCTTAACAACAACTAAACGAGGAGGACTCTATGAGTTCACAAGTAACAACTGCGTTTGTCCAACAATATAGTTCAAACGTAGCAATGCTAGCCCAGCAAATGGGCAGTCGTCTTCGTGCTGCTGTTGACGTGGAAACAGTCACTGGTAAAAACGCTTACTTCGACCAAGTAGGCGTAACCGCTGCTGTCGAAAGAACGTCAAGGCACGCAGACACACCTCAGATCGATACGCCTCATTCTAGACGTAGGGTTTCCCTAGCCGACTACGAATGGGCTGACTTAATTGACGATCAGGATAAAGTTAGAATGTTAATTGATCCAACTTCTTCTTATGCAAAAGCAGCTGCTGCTGCTATGGGAAGGGCAATGGATGATGTTATCATTACTGCTTTAGGAGGAACAGCTTACACTGGAGAGACTGGTAGCACATCTACTGCTCTACCTTCAGGAAGTAAGCACGCAACGTCTGACCAATCAGATGGACTTACAATTGCAAAATTAATTGCAGCTAAAAAGTTCTTTGATCTTGGTGACGTTGATCCATCAATCCCTAGATACATTGTATGTGGGGCAACACAGATTGCTGATCTACTTGGCACTACGCAAGTAACAAGTTCAGATTTTGCAACCGTCAAAGCTCTAGCTGCTGGTGACGTTGATTCCTTTATGGGTTTCAAATTCATCATGTCAAATAGACTTAGCTTAGACGCAACTAACACGGATGATAGACTTATCTATGCTTTCACTCAAGACGCTATCAAATTGGCTGTTGGGAAAGACATCACTGCAAAGATTGATGTAAGACCTGACAAATCGTATGCTACTCAAGTGTACACATCTATGTCAATTGGAGCTACAAGAATGGAAGAAGAAAAAGTTTTCCAAATTCCGTGTGACGAATAACATTAGGAGGTAAATTATGGGTACTAAAAACTCAGATCTAGTTACTAATTTTGAAGCTGTACCACAGGTTCACAATAGTGCTGCCCTTCTACACGGTGTTGTTCGTGTAGCACAAGGAACTATAGCACTTGCTGCTGGTGATAGTGATGATAACGATATTGTTATGTTAGCACCGATTCCAAGTAATGCTGTTGTATCTCAACTTTTTGTTGGATCTGACACATTAGGTGGATCGTGTACTTTCAATGTTGGAATCTACACTACTGCTGGAGTAGTTAAAGACGAAGATGTATTTGCTAGTGCGGTGGCTGACGCTGCTGCAATGGCTGATGTTCGTTTTGAAGCTGCTAACATTAATACAGCTGGTCAAAAAATGTATGAATTGGCTGGAGACAGTTCTGATCCAGGAGGTATGTACTATATAGCAGCTACTATGGCTGCTGATGGTGGTACTGCTGGTGATATGTCTTTCAACATTCAATACGTTGTAAACTAGCATAAACTATGGGGGCAGGCGTTAGTCTGCCCTCATAACAATTAAGAGATATTTTATATGGCATCACAAGTTGATATTTGTAATGGAGCTTTAAACCAATTAGGAGCTTCTACTATTATTAGTCTTACCGAAGACTCTAAAAATGCAAGGATTTTAAACCAACGATATGAAATGGTAAGAGATCGTGTTTTCCGAGAACATCCTTGGAACTGTTTAATTAAAAGAATTAAATTAGCACAAGACACGGCTACACCTGCATACGAATTTAGTTATCAATATACCCTACCCTCGGATTGTCTCCGTGTTCTCAAAACCTACGAACAAAAAGATGATATAGATTTTAAAATTGAAAACGGCAAACTTTTAACAGACGCTGGAACTGTTTATATTTTATATGTTGCTAGAATAACTGACACAATTACTTATGACACATCTTTAGTTGAAACTTTATCAGCTGCAATAGCATCAGATATTTGTTACGCCATTACAGGCTCAACAACTTTGTGTGATATGATGGAAATGAAATACAAAGAGAAATTAAAAGATGCTAGGTTTTCTGATGCTACTGAAGGCATGCCAGATGAACTTGATGCTGACTACCCTTTTATATCTGCGAGGTACTAAATGCCAAGAGCTGCTCATGCATTCTCCAACTTTACTGCTGGAGAACTATCACCACGATTAGATGGTCGAACAGATTTACAGAAGTATTTTAACGGATGTAAAACACTTGAAAACATGGTGGTGCATCCTCATGGATCTGTAGCACGCAGACCAGGTACTAAATTTATTTCTGAGATTAAAACCAGTAGTGCAAAAACCAGACTTGTTCCTTTTGAGTTTTCTACAACTCAAACTTATATTTTAGAGTTTGGTAATTTATATATTCGTTTTTATAAAGATAATGGAATTATAACTGAAGCTGCAAAAACAATCAGTGCAATTACGAAAGCCAGTCCAGGTGTAGTAACAGCTACCTCTCATGGTTATTCAAACGGTGACTATGTAATTTTATCTGGCATTGTAGGAATGACAGAACTTAATGGCCGTCAATTTAAAGTTGCAGGTGTAACAACTAATACCTTTAATTTAACAGACATGGAGGGGAATAATTTTGATACATCATCTTTAACAACTTATGCATCGGCTGGTAGTGCTTATAAAATTTATCAAATCACAACAACGTATGCTACAGCTGACTTGTTTGATTTAAAGTTTGCTCAATCTGCTGATGTTATGTATGTGGTGCATCCATCTTATGTAATTCGTAAGATCACAAGAACTGGACACACATCATGGTCTATAGCCAATGTGTCTATTAGTGGATCACCTAGTCCGAACTTAAATTCGGCAAGTGATAAATACCCATCATGCGTTAGTTTCTTTGAACAGCGTTTGGTGTTTGGTAACAGTAATGATAATCCTCAGACCTTATGGTTTTCAAAGTCTGGTGATTATGAAAACTTTACTACAGGTACAGACTCTGATGATGCCATGATATTTACCATAGCATCCAACCAGGTTAATGCTATTCGTTATTTAGCTGCCTCTCGTTCCCTACTTGTTGGAACTGTAGGTGGTGAATTTTTAGTTACAGGATCAGATACGGTTGATGGACTAACACCAACTAACATTAATATTCGTAGGCAATCAACGTATGGTTCTGCTAATGTTGATGCTATTCCTGTTGGTAATGTTACGCTGTTTCTACAACGAGCTAAAAGAAAAATAAGAGAGTTGGTCTATAACTACGATAGTGATAACTATGTAGCCCCAGACTTAACTATTCTTGCAGAACATATTACTGATAGTTTGATTACTGATATGGCATATCAACAAGAGCCAGATTCAGTTTTATGGTGTACTCGTACAGACGGTGTGTTGGCTGGGATGACCTATCAACGAACAGAAAATGTTATTGCCTGGCATCGACATATTATTGGTGGGAAATCTGATACTGGTAAAACAACACTAACAAAGGCTTTAGGTTTTACATCGAACAGTAGTAATGTTTCAACAACCAACAATACTATAACTATAAGTTCTCATGGTTTATCAACTGGAGATGTAGTTTCGTATTATGCTGCATCTAGTCCAATAGCAGGATTGAGACAAGATCGTTTTTATTTTGCAATTGCATCAGACAGTAATACTTTAAAATTAGCTTTAACATCGGCAGATGCTACAGCAGGTACAGCAGTATCATTAACATCAACACCAAGTAGTGATACAACGCAATACATTTACAAAGGTGTAAATATTTTAAACAATACTTTTTATTCTGCTAGTCATGGCTTTGGTAATGATAGTTATGTTTATTATTATCCATCAGTATCAGGGGATGCACTAACAGGTATTTCAACTAATACTAAATATTATGTTGATGTTTTAGATGATAACCAATTTAAATTATCAACGTCATCTATCTTTACAAGCTATGTTGATATTACAGCAGTCGATACTACAGCTGCTACACACAAATGGCTGACACATGCAAAAGTTGAAACTGTTGCTGTTATTCCATCTGATAGTAATGAAGATGAACTTTACATGATCGTAAACCGTTTTATTAACGGAAGCACTAGGCGTTATGTAGAATATTTAACACCATTTGATTATGGTGATAGTCAACAAGATGCATTCTTTGTTGACAGTGGACTAACTTATAGCGGTGATGCTGATGCAACCATTTCTGGCTTAGATCATTTAGAAGGTGAAACGGTAGATGCCCTAGTTAATGGAGCAGCTCACTCACAAGTAAGTGTTAGCTCTGGTGGTGTAACTTTAAGTAGTTCTGCTATTAAAGCACACATAGGATTAAATTATCCATCTGTATTGCAAACCATGAGGGTAGAAGCAGGATCGGCTGATGGTACAGCACAGGGTAAAATAAAACGCATACACGATGTCACACTAAGATTACATAAAACTCTTGGTGCTGAGATTGGTGCAGATTTAGCTAACATGGAACGCATACCTTTTAGAGATAGTTCTATGTTAATGTCACAAGCAGTTGATTTGTTTACTGGTGATAAAGATGCAGAGTTTAGGGGAGATTTTGATAAAGCTGGTTATGTTTATGTTAGGCAAACAAGTCCGTTGCCATTAAACATAATTGCAATATACCCACGTTTAACAACATTTGATGGATAAATATACAATCGAAAAGTTTAAACCTGAACACGCAAATTACATATTGAGCTTTGGTGAAGTTGAAAAATACACAGAAGAATACGATACCAAAGACTTACAAACAAATGATGCTTGGACAGGATTTTATTTAGGAAAGCCCATTGCTTGTGGTGGTATTCATCCAGTATGGGATCATGTTGCTGAAGTTTGGATTATTATTCAACAAGGCACAAATAAACATAAATTCTTTTTGTTAAAAAACATAAAAGATAAATTAGAAGAAACAATTAAATTAAGAAATTACAAACGAGTTCAGTCAACCGTAAGATCAGACTTTAAAGAAGGATTACGATTTGCTGAATGGTTTGGAATGACATCAGAAGGTCTTATGAAACATTATGGGCCTGACGGTAAAGATTATATAAGATTAGCAAGGATAGAATAATATGGCACAAGCAGTAGTACCTTTAATGATAGCAACCACAGCCGTTACAGCTTATGGCACTTACCAAGCTGGCAAAGCACAAGAAAAGCAGGCGGAATATAATGCCGCCATTGCAGAACGTGATGCTGAGATCAGAGAAAATAATTTATTAGATTTTGATAAACTTGTTAATGCAGAAGTAAAAGGTATGCGTAGAGAGTATAACGCTTATCGAGGTCAAAATGTAGTTAATTATGTAAGAGGTGGAGTTGATATTTCAAGCGGTGGAACAGTTGAAGAAGTGATGCGTGCAAATTTAGAAACCTACTTAGATGATGAATATAATTTTAAATATAACGCAGAAAAAGAAAAACAAATGGAAGCAGATGCAGCAGCTATGACAAGAATATCAGCAGCTGCTGATAGGGCTAAAGGTAAGTATGCAAGATCCGCTGCTAATCTTCAAACTGTTGGAACTTTATTATCAGGCGGTTCTCAAGCTGCCCAATATCAATCGATGTTTGGTAACAAAGTAGAAACAACAACATAAGGATTATTTATGGCAATAACAATAATGAAGTCTAGTGTAACTCCTTCTAGGAAATCTACATCAGCTGGCACAATACGAGTAGATACAGGAGCTGCTGAATATAATAAAAGTTTATCAAGTTTTGGTGCTACAGCTAATCAAGCCGTAACTTCATATTTTGAAAAAAAGGCACAAGCTGAACAAAACTTACAATCAGCAACCTACGATGCTTCTATTGATAATAGTCTATTGGAATTACAACAAAGAATTATGGATCCTACATCTGAGGTAGCAGAACAACCTTTTAATTGGGAACAATTATATGAAGAAGGAGCTGATGAGATATTTAATTCTGCAATATCTACAACTACAAACAAAGCATTACAAACATCTATTCTTAATAGTTGGAATGTAGCCAAAATAAAATACGAAAAAGAATTAGTAAAAGAATCAACAGCAAGAACGCAAAAATTATTAAAGAATACAATTGTTTCAAATTTAGAAAAAGACTCTGCTGAATTAGTAGTAGTAGATGATTTGGATGATTTAACAATTATATCTGAGCAAATTAAAAATGGAATAAACAGTTATTTAAATAACGGTTTTAATTCTTCTACAGAAACAGAGCTATCTCTTTATGAGCAATATATTGGTGATGCCATTAAAAATAGAATTATAAATACATCTAAAGATTTAACTATCTCAGAGTTTATGAATGCTTATGATGATAATTCATTTGGAGAAGGCCACGAGATAACAAATGCAATGATGTTATTATTAAACGAAGAACAGCTTAATCAAGCCTTAGATGATGCATTGGCACAAAAAACTGACAGAATAAAATTAATTAATGACCATGAAGATGAAATAGAAAAACAATATCAATCTGAAATAGAAAATGATATTTTAGTTATGGAATCTATTAATGATCCATTAGAAAAAAAGAAAGTAAAATTATCGTATTATGAAAAATATGCAAACGATGATGATGCTATAAAAAAAATTCAAGATGCTTTTTATACTAATCCTGCTGATGAAACCGATTCATATATTGAAATAGGAACTATTTTAAAAGATGTTAATTTTGGTAAATATAGCTTAGATGAAATAGCATCTTTAAAACCAAGTTTAAGCAAAGAGGATTATGCTCAACTTCTAGATGCACATAAAGCAGCAATAGCCCCAAGCTCTCCTGCTAATAATAAGTTAAGAACTAGAATTAAAAATGAGATATTTTCTTCTAATGATGGATTTATACAGATATTGCAAGAAGAAGATCCATTTATGGCTGCTATGTTTAATGATGCTTTATCTGCATATACAGAAATGTTTGAAGAACGCTTGGCAAATATAAAACCAGGTGAATCACAAATGAGTATTTATGATGAAGTTATAGACTCTGCTCAAAACATAATTGAATTAAGAAAAGTTAAAACAGCTGAACAAACCATAATTGCTACAAGTGATCTTATTTCAAGAAGGGGTGGAGTTGCTATAGATATGAAAAATATAGAACAATCTATAAAAGATAATATGAATAGTGATTTAACTGATTTTGGTAAAAGAAATTTAAAAGATGAAATGGAAATGATTAAACAACTTTATGGGCCTGATATTTTTAAGAAGATTGAGGCAAAACAATAATGGAAATGGATAATACTCTTGATAGCGTTTTAAATCCAATTAATGAAAGCATTGCAAAATCTCAATCATATTCACCTGATAATTTAAATGAACCATTAGAATCAACTACTCATGTAGAAGATGGTAAAGTAGTAGAAAAAATTGATTTTGGGAATGGGGTTATTAAAGAAGATGTAAAGTCTCAGCCTACATTTTTAAGTGAAACAAGCAGAGTAATGATGTCTGTATTGCCTGATATAGCCAACGAATTTAAAGGTGTCTATATGGATTTAGGTGGTAAAACTTATTATGATCTTACAGAAGATACTTATGGTGATGATGCAACCGTAAAACAATTGCAGTTTCAACATCCCTTTTTCTCTGTTCAAATGCAACAATTAAGCAATTTAAACAGGATGAGTAAGACCGATAGTATTAAAGAAAATCCTAATAATAGTTTTTCTCCTCAAACTGAAACAGGTAAAGCAGTAAGAGATATTGCTTCAGAATTAAGTATAATGGCTGCTAATACTTTATGGTTAAAAAAAATAAAATATTTATCTGGAATCCCTAAATATGGACAAAAATTTCAAACATATTTTAAAAATTTAGCTCAATCCTCTTTACGTTGGGGGCTTGCTGAGGGAGGTGCTGCGTTTGTGGCAAGAAATGATACTGAGCCTTTTGTGTTAATGATTACTGATCTTTTAGGTATAACTGATGATAATGACCTAAATACAATACGAGAAACTTATCACCAGGCATTAACTGCTAATGAGGATGAATCTAAACTAAAATTAAGATTAATTAGGGCTACGGATGGGTTTTTATCAGGAGCTGCATTTGAGACATTATTCTCAATTTTAGGTACAACCTATAAATTCCATAGGAACTTATTAGCTCCATTAGGCCTTAGCACAGGCCAAGCAGGTAGTGTAGGAGTAGCTTATGGAACAATGCAATCTGAGGATCAAAAGACAATTGTAAATGAAAATAACAAAAAATTAATCCAAGAGCAGTTTTTTGGGTTCGATTAAATAAACAAAAATAATTATACACAAACGACAATAAATCAATTATAGATAATTAAAATTAGGAATATTGCGTTCCTAAAGGACTTCATAACATGGCTATACCAAATAACCCAGATCCTGTGGATCTGTTGGCATCTGACGTGCAATCTGGCATTGAAGATATACAAAAAATAGGACAGACAGAAAATCAGGACTTGGTTCAAGTTGCAAGTAGTAAATTAGTTAATACTATTACTGATATAGTTAAACAAGGTGAGAGTTCTGCAACAAAGCAAAAGGATACAGGCCCTGTTACTCCTAAAACTGTAGAAACTGTAGAAGAAGCAGTTACATCTATAGATAAAGCTAAAGAGTTTGAAGCTGATGATTATATAAGAAATTTTAACTCATCTGATGATATTATAAATAATTTAGGATCAATTAGTGGTGATTTAAAAACACCAATAAATAAAGTTAAACAAACTGAAACTATAAAAGGTGCTGACGATGAGCTTGCCAATATCTTAGATATGGGCAAGAATTGGAATAAAGACAATACAATGTTTTCTGCATCTCAAGTAGTTGCAGCAAAAAATGCATTAATAAATTCTTCTGAAAGCATTACTAAAATTGCAAAAGCTATAAAAGCTGGTGATGATAGTTCTGCAACTTTGTTCTTATTTAGAGAGGCTGTGTCAAGACACGCATCTTTAGTGCAAACATATAAATATGGTAGAGCTAATGTAGCTCGTGCATTAAATGCCTTTAAAATCCCTGGTGATTTTGTTGGTAGTCAAGGTGAATTTGAAAAACTTGTTATAGAAGAATTAGGCGGATCAAAAGCAGCTACTATGATGGCTGAACAAATTTTAGATGCTAAAAGTTTAAAACAGATTAATGATTATACTGTAGAAGCATGGTCTAAAAAATCAGCAGACACATTAATGGAAATTTACATTAATGGTTTATTGTCTTCACCTCGTACACAATTTAGAAACCTTTTTGGTAATTTATTCTATCAAGGATATAAAATACCAGAAATGGCTGTAGCAGCAGGATTTAATACTATTGAAAGTGGTATTAAATATGTTGGTAAAAAGTTACCTATAACTAAGAATATACATTATTTTAAAAATCCCGCAGACGGAGTAACTTTTGAACAAGTGTATGCTCGAATGCACTCATACACTTATAGCTGGGGTAAAGCGTGGCAAGCAGCAAGTAAGGCAGTTAAAGAAACGCCTAGCACTGATAAATTGGAAATGGCAAACTATCAAAAGAAAACTATTTCTGCTGAGACGTATGGGTATAAGTCAAACTCAACTATGGGGTATGGCATAGATCTTTTTGGTAAGTTTATAAGAATGCCTGGAACTGCATTAGTTTGGGGTGATGAATTTTTTAAAACAATGGCAAAGTATGCTGAAGAATCTGATTTAGCAATTCAGTATGCACATCAATTACAAAGAAAGGGAATACCTGAAGAACAAATACCAGAAATGGTAACGGATTATATATACACCAATCCAGTTGCTTTAAAGCAAATAGACGAAGCTAAAAAAGCCATGGTCTTTCAAGATGATCTAGGCCCTTTAATGAAACAGCTACAGAAGACTATTGGTGATACTAAACTTATGGGGTTTCCTATTTTAAGAGTAAACATCCCATTTATGAAAACACCGCTTAATATTTATAAAGCAGTATATAATCGTTCTATTGGTATTGGTGTAAAAGGACTACAAGTTGGAATAGATCAAGCATTAATTATATCTCGATTTAGAAAAGAACCTTATTTTAACTATAGTAAAAAATTTAGAGAAGATGCTCAATTTCGTAACAAAGAAATGGGCATGGCAAGTATGGCAGTTGGTGCTTTTACAGTTACCGATCAATTATATCAAAACGGAAATATAACTGGGCCAGCACCACGAGATGCAAAACAAAGAGATTATTTTTTAAATACGCTTGGTATTCAGCCTCATAGTTTTGTTTTTTATGGGCCAAACTCTGATCGTTCAAAACCTTTATTTGATGACAATGGAGTCCCTAATGGAGATTTACGTTATGTATCATATTTAGGGATTGAGCCTTTTGGATCATTTTTTGGAATAATGGCTCATACACGCCAGATGATGCAAAACTCAACTAACCCAGTTGTAAATGATAATTTGCCTATAGCTTTTGCTATGGCATCAGCATCTTATTTTAAAGAGATACCTTTTTTACATGGTATATCAGAATTTTTAGATGTGCTTGGTGGATCACATGATGATCCTGAAAAAATATTAAATATAGAAAAGTTAATAAAACAATATTCAAAAGTAGTCGTTCCCTACAGTAGTTTTAATCGTGATTTGGAAAGATTGTTTGATCCCACTAAGCGTTATATAGGGCCAGATTATGAAATAGATCTTGAGCCATTATTATTAGATGAGGATGGTGAAGTTGTTGTTGATGACAGAGGTATTGCTAAACCAAATCCAAATTATGGAATGCCTCAAGGTGAAATGTCGATAGCAGCTAAGAATTTTATGAATGAAGTTATGTCTGTAATTCCTGGAGCAAGTCAATCTTTTGCTCCAGTATATGGGTATGAGTTTGAAGCAGTAGCTCCAAACAATGGCTTCGGCTGGGGGCAAAGAATTTATAACACATTTGTTCCAATGACACTTGGTGATAACAGAGATCTTATGGAATACCAAAAGGACATTTATCGATTAAATGTTCCAGGGTATTCATTAAACAAACAAATGTATGGTTTAAATTTTACAGATAGACAGTGGAGTAAATTAAATGAAACAGCTGGTCAAATAACTGGAACTGGATCAAATAGAAATCGTACATTTAAAGAAGCATTAGAATACTTTTTAACTAAAAAAGGTAATATGGGAAGTAATGACGATTTAAGGATTGCAACTCTATCTGCTTTAAGAAAAGAGTATTTAGATAAAGCATTCGACATTCTGTCTTTTGAAGATGAAGATTTTGGAAAAATGGCAGAAGCTAAACAAAAAAAGGAAAAATATTTAGACGATAATTTATTGGGGAGATTTTAAATTATGACACTATCAACAACAACAGTATCACAGAGTTTTTCTGGGGATGGATCAACCGTTGCGTTTACATTCACCTTCCCTATCAACAGTACATCTGAGATAACTGTAATCGAAAGATCATCAGCTGGTACTGAAACTACAAAAAGTGAAGGTACAGGTTCTACCAATTATGGCATCGTAGATAACGGTGCATCAGGTGGAGTTGTGACTATGGTTACAGCCCCTGCTTCAGGTACAACCCTAGTGATATTAAGAAATACAAATCTTACACAGGAAACTGATTATGTTGCCAATGATCCTTTCCTTGCCGAATCCCACGAGAGTGCTTTAGATAAACTGCAAATGCAGATCCAAGAAGTTCAAGAAGAAGTAGATCGATCTATTAAACTATCTCGAACTAATACAATGACGAGTAAAGAGTTTACTGAAAATGCTACAAGCCGTGCATCTAAAGTATTAGCCTTTGATAGCTCTGGTGAGTTATCAGTTACAAACGAACTTGGAACATGGCAAGGCAACTGGGCTACCAGTACAGCTTATGCCCTGCGTGATATTGTAAAACAAAACAGTACGTCTGACGCATCAACTTATAAAAACGTGTATGTCTGTACAACAGCTCACACAAGTTCTGGCTCCTATCTCACTGCGTCTGATAGCTCTAACTGGGCTTTGCTTGTTGAGGTAGCATCATTTGATACGGTTGCAGAGTTAAATGATACAACAATTTCAAGTGCTGCTTCTGGTAATGTCTTAGTATATGACGGATCCGACAGTTGGGATAACAAGGCTATTAGTGGAGATGCAACTCTAGCATCAACTGGAGCTTTAACAATTGCTGCTGATGCCATTGAGAGTGGAATGTTGAA